ATGCACAGGCTTCGTCGTACGACGCGTCAACGCTCTTCGCGGCGGCCTTCTCGTACTCCTCGGCCGTAATCCGCTCGTACGGGCTTTGCGGCCTGGTGAGGTCCGGGAACACCGTGGTTCCCTTCAGCACGGGCAGGAACCGCGCTAGCGTCTCCTCGGCCTGGTCCTGGTCGAGCTGTCCGGGGAGAACGTTCACCGTGAACGACACGGCGTTATCCGCGTAGTCCTTCTGGTACATGGCCTGAAAGGCCAGCATGTCAGCGAAGTCGATTTCATCGGCCGCTTCGACCAGCTCGGCCGGCAAGCCCATGTTCTCGACTTCTTCGACCAGCTTTTCCTTCGTGGGGAACTCGACCACAACGGTATTCCCGCTCTTGTCGTACACGTCCTCTTCGACGTTGTACCCCTGGGCGAAGAACGCGTTTACACGCTCCGCCTGTACCGGGTCGACCAGAGAGAAGCGAACCCTTCGGATGAAGTGGCGAGCATAGATGGGGTGGATTCCCTCAGTGACTCCGGGCATCTTCGCGATGGTGCCCGTGGGGGCAACCGTGGTCATCTTGACCGGCACCGGAATGCGAAGAGCGTGACAGAACTCGACGGCGGCGGCCTTCACTTCGTTCGCCATAATGCGAAGCTCGAAGGGGAACCGGAAGAAGCTCGGAGCCTTCGAGTAACGGACACCCTGTTTCGCCAAATAGCCCTGAACGCCGAAGTGGCCAACACCAATACGGCGATTCCTCGCCAGGGTCTCACGCTGCTTCGGGTCGTTCACGTCGCCATAGGTAGCCCGGATCAGGAAACGCGTCATGAGGCGGTGGGCCTCAAGAATGCCTTCGAAGTCCGGTTCATCGGTCGACTTCTTCGGCGCGAACGCGTCGAGGTTGACGTGACCGAGGTTGCAGTTTTCCCACGGCTCTAGAGCGATCTCGCCACACGGGTTCGTGGCGATTACCTCGTTAGGCTCCCCAACATTCGACAGGGAGATATTCCAGTAACCGGGCTCCCCGTTGTCGAGCATTCCGGCGACCGTGGCCGAGTGGACGGCCTTCGCGTGCTCATCGCCCTCGGCGAGAAGTCGCGTGAACTCGTCGTCAATCACAGCACTGATATTCGTAGTCCAGTGCTTACCGGAATCGGTCTTACAGCCGATGAAGTCGAAGATGAACGGGTCATCCCATTCGACCATGGACATTCGAGCGGATCGGCGGTTACCGCCGCTCACCACACATTCCGCGATGGCGTGGTCTATCTCCATGGCTTCGAGGGGGGACAGGTGGGCCTTACCGGCGGCCCCGTTCATGACGGCCCCGATGTCGAGCAACATCCGGGCGAACGGTCGAGGACCCGAGGCCGTACCGCCGAACGTTCGCAGGGGCTCACCAGCGCCACGGACGCGCGACACGTCATAGACCCTGTCAGCGTGCTTCACGTCCTGGCGGTAATGCGTGTCGAGAAGGTCGACCAGGGCGACCGACCAACCCTCGCGCGAGTCTTCCACCGGGAAGGCTCCGCCCCATTCGTGCGAGTAGTCCTCGGAGAGCACACCAGCGGCCTTCATGGCCGCGTAATCGGGATGCTCGGGGTCACACACGATATGGACGTTCAGGGGCCGCAGAGGGGCCCCGTACGGCTTCAGGAAGCGGCTCGAATAGTTGGCGCCTACTCCGCCGCCTTCCATCAGGCGCATGAACGAGAACTCGAAGTGATCCGAAAGCTTCTCGCCCCAACCGGAAACGTGACAGTTGAAGAGATACTGACGGCCAGGAACACCACTCGCCCAAAGGTGACGCCCGGCCGGCAGAACCTTGAAGTCATACATAAGCTCGATGAGCCGTTCCCGCTCACCGGGCTTCCGGTGCTTCTCGGGCACTAGGGAAAGGTTTCCGTCGACCACACGGGTAACCGTGTCGAGCCACGTTTCCCGGTCGCCATTCGGCTTCACACGCTGATAGGTACGCTCATACACAGTCTCGCCGGTCGGGCCGAAATTCGGGGCATGGGAAAACAAAGAGGTTCCTTATTCGTTGTCTTGAAATTTGCGGAGTCGGCTCAGGCCGTGGCGCCGATCCGGCGAAGGCCGGGGCCGCTGTACTTCTTCGCTTCGTTCTGACGCTTCACGACCCCGTTATTCAGGCTTCGCGTGATCTTGTCGATAGCGCGAGAAAGCCGCATCGTTTCGGCCGAGGAAAGCGGGTCGCCCTGCTCGTACCGCTTCGCGATAACGGCAGCGTCGAGGGTGGGGAGTGCGCTGTAAGCGCGGTCGAGGTCCCAAAGGGCAATCACAATGCCACCGGACGCGATCGATACACCATCGTCCATCGTGGGGGCCTTCTCCCACATCTCCGGCTGAAAGAAAGCCTTCTCGAAGAGCTGACGCACTTCCGAGGACGTGTAAACGTACTCCGCGGAATGGTAAATGAACGCGTATCGCTCTCGGCCCGCATAGCTCACAGCCACGTTCCGGAAGTTCTTCCGAAGCTGTCCGTCCGGGTAATCGGTGCTCTCGTAAGTCGTCTTCTTCTCGACGACGTGAAGAAGGATCTCCTGTCGGATGTCCTCGGCGTCAATACCGGGGTACTCCTCGGCGACGCGCTGAGCGACGCTCTCGGCAATCTTGGTGTATCGGGTCCAGTGCATCATTTGCGAGTCTCCTAGGCGGCCTTGACGCCGTATGTGCGGCCTTCGACCACGAAGGTTCCGTTCGGCTTAATGAACACCGGGGCAGGGGTGACCCGGTTCTTATCGACGTAGAGAATTCCGAAGCCCTGATTCCAGTTGGCGTGACCGGCCTTCAGGTAATGGGCGCTCTTCAGCTCCATAAGGTTTCCGACTTCGAACCCGAAGCGTTCCTTGACCAGCTTCGAATTCACGGCCATGTGTTCGTGCTGGATTCCGAGCTTGTGAGTGTGGCCGCACACGACCGAGTAACCCCACTTACGGGCCAGGGCCAGGGCGGTACCGCCAGGGGCGCGGGAACTACCCCCTTCGTCGCCATGGGCGAGAAGCCAACCGGGGGCAATCTCGTACGGCTCTTCGTGATAGGTCACGCCGTACTTCTCGAAGTCGAGCAAGCTCGGCACTTCGAGGGCCTTCAGGCCCATAAGGCCAGGGGCGCGCGTCCGCACGTAGGTAAGAGGCCGGTCCATGTGGTTAGAGCGGCTTACGTGAATCGGCCCATCGTGCACCGCACGCAGGCCGGCTAGGACCCGCTTACCGGCGTCACAGTGCGCCTGAAGATCCCCCTTGTACTCACCGGCCATTCCTCGGGTCCATCGGCTGATCTGGGGGAAGTCGACTTCATCCCCCACGCTCGCTATCTCGTCCGGCTTGTACTCGGCCAGGAAGCCGAGGACGTTCCGAACGGCCCGCTTGTCGTGATAGGGAATCTGCATGTCAGACAGGACAACAATGCGCTTCACGGAGTGGCGCCCTTCTCTCGAAGGGCGTCTTCGAGTCGCTTCAATCGGATATCGAGCATGGCCGCATACACGGCCAGGTCTTGAGCTTCTTCACGGGCGTACACGACCAGCTCGACCAGCGGCATGGTTTCGAACTTCTGTTGTCCGTTGCCTTCGTCGTACTGTTCGGCCCCGACTCCGAGGATTCGCCCTCGGCACTCTCCGATGAAGTGGCTTACTTCGTCGGCCAGTTCCTCACTGGTCATCGCTTGATCTCCAGCCTGTCTAGAAGGGCCTCGGGGCCGTTCTCCAGTACGTACGAATTCACGTCATGCCCGGCCGGCATGGGGCTTATCCGGGCATTCTTGATCTGCTCGGCGACCTTCTCGGCGAACTCCATCCCCTGTCCCTTGTCGTCCTGGTCAGCGAGGATGTAAACGGCCTTATAGCCCTTGAAGCACCGGGCAAAGTAGCTCTTCCAAGCGCTCACACCGGCGATACCGATTGCGGGAAGCCCGGCTTCGTTCGCCGCTATCGCGTCGAATTCGCCTTCACAGATGGCGATATGGTCCGAGGGCCTGAGAAGCGCGTTCGCGTTGTAGATGCGCGGGGGGTCACCGGGAACGCTGCGGTATTTCGGTCCGTCCCCATCACCTAGGCGCCGGAAGCGTACGGTCACGACTCCGGCCCTGGTGAGGTAGGGGACCGAGAGCATTCCTCGGGCCGTCTCATGCCCCGGCAAGGGGCTTTCGACGTATCCCAGCCTGAAGGATGCTGCGCTGTCCTCGGACAGGCCCCGACTCTTCAAATACGCCACGGCGGCGGGGCTTCTCGTTAGATCCCCCTCGTATCGCGCCGTAGCTTCCTCCAAGAAGCTTTTGAGCGCAGGATCGGGTACAAGAGAAATCGCGGCATCCTTCCTGGTCGGCGATTACGTCAAAGCTGTCGCCCGAGATATCGCAAGCGAAGCAACGGAATCGGTTTTCTTCAGTGCACACGGAAGCCGAAGCGTTTCGGTCTTCGTGAAAGGGGCACTTCATCTTTCGGAAGCGGCTACCTTCCGGAACGTCTGTCGCTCCGTAGTGCTCTAGAACTTCCGCTATTGGGGGCTTTTCCATCCGCCCTCACATTCCAAATACTAGCTTCGGACGGGTGGCGGAATCAAAGAACGGGATAGACCCGAATCCGTGCCCCCGGTTCCTCGCCCTGGTCGGCAAAGACCTTCAGACCTTCGAGAACGACTACCTGTGCGTCATCCGCGAAAGCCTGGCCGGCCTTCAGGCCGTCGAGGGTCGAGCGACAGAGCTTGTCTACGTCCGGGTACTTCGCCGGATACAGCGGAGCATCCGGCCTGAGCTGGTCGGCAAACCGACCGGTGCGGTAATGGCTCTTCGGTCTCTTCAGCCGGAAGATGGCCACTACGCCTACGTACGGCCAGGGGCCGAACGTGTGCTTCTCGGCCTCGGTCGCTATGGCGTTTCGCCACGGCTTGACCTTCTTCGAGGACTCCACCATTCGACCCCCGCCAACATGCCTCTTACTGCCCTGGGGTGCAGGGGTGCCGATCACGTCTATCTCGATCACCCGGTGAGCCTCATTCGCTCCATATCGGCGTCGAGATAAAGAATCATCGCGCCGGAAGCGTCAGCCTTTCCGGTGCGGTTCTTCACGACGGAAACGCCCATCTGTCGAGAAGCGTCGTCGCCTATCCGGTGAAGGGTCAGAATCATTTCCGGCACTCGGCCTATCTGTCCCTTGATCTGAGACAGGGGAACAGGCTGGTTACCGTCGTTGCTGTCGCCCTTTACGTGGTGCAGAGCGACCACGCACGCGCCCGTCATGCGGGCAAGCTCATGAAGGTACTCACAGACCTTTTCCAGGGCCACATACGAGCTGCTGTCGCCTTCGGCGTCAGGGACCACATTGGAAAGGTTGTCGACGATGATCAGTTCCGGCCAGGCCCCGTAAGTGGCCGCGAAAGCCTTCAGCTCCCCTTCGAGATCGTCGATAGTGAGGGACGCGGTGAAGTCCCACCGGACGTGATCGAGGCTGTCTAGCTGAGCTTCTACGGCCTTCGTGTTGCCATGCTCTAGGGCGTTCTCGATGTCTCGCGTTGCCCAACCGGAAACGTTCGCAGCACACCGAACAAACATCGTTTGCGGGTCGGTGTCCGCACTGAAGTAGAAGGCCGGCACACGGGCGTGAAGGGCCAGGGCCATGCTCAGGGCAGACTTACCGACACCGGGGGCCGCAGAGATGATCGTGAACTGTCCTCGGCGGAAGTGCACCGTATTCGCGGCGAAAGTCTTGAAGAGGACGGGAAGGGGCTCACCGGTTTTTCCGGCGTCGCCCTTAGCTCGAACAATCGTGTACAAGGGCGATCCTTCGAGAGTTCTTAGACGGAAGCCCAAACGGGCAGGGGGGCACAGTTGCGGTAACGGCTCTTCCGGAATTCGCCCGTGGTCGAGATGAGTCCACGCTTCGCGGCTCGACGCATCACGGGGCCGAGGGCGCGCGGTTCGCGCGGCTTGATAAGCCCGGCATCCCAAAGGTCATCAGTGGTGAATTCGTCCATGTCGGCGGAAAGCTCGGCGACGAAGCCGAGGGCGTATCGCTTCCATTCGTCGTCAGCGTTCGCGTCAACCTGGGTAATGGCAGCGTCGCGCTTCGCGGTAGCGGTGGCGAAAGAAGGCATGGCTGTATCTCCCTGGGAGGGTGTGTAAACGGGGTGAGGGGGTGCGCGTTGTTTGCGGTAGCCGCGCCCCTACCGTGCCAAATACTAGTTACGGGCCTAGCGAATGAACTCCAGAGAGCACGCGTCCGGCGTTCCCTGGGGGGCCGGGCAAGCCCACGCCTTCCACGTACCGGGCTTGTTCTTGTACGGCTTTTCGAGGAATCGCTTCGTGCCGTGCGGGCAGGTAGGCGCATTGCCGTACGGGGTGGGGCTAGAAGGGGCCTGAGCGGGCGCCTGGCCGCCATTCTGGCCGCCCTGGTCAAACTGTCCGGGGTGAATCACCGGACGGGCCCCAAGCTGCGCCCCTAGCATTTCCTCGGCGCGAAGGGAGGTAACGGCCTCACCGATAAGGGCGGACACGCCAGACTTCCCGTAACCGTCGAGAAGGTCGACCAGCTCGGTAAGCGAATCGGCCTTGACCACAACCCACGTAGCGTCATGGCCGCCGTGCGCCTTCAGCGTCACGGAGAACTTCTCGGGGGACTCAGACATTCACACTCTCCTGATAGGGGTACTGACTGGCATCTATGCCGTTGAAGTCGCAGAATCGCCGGACCGTACAGGTACGGCAAGCGTCGCCAGGGTTGGGAAGGAAGAGGCCGAGCCTTACGGCCTTATCCATGTTGCGGAACCATCGGGTGACCTTCTCTAGCGAGTAGTCCTGAAGGTTCCAAGGGTCGGTAGGGGCGTTGTTCTTCGCCATGAAGTAATCGCCGAAACCGGGCTTCACGCCGAACATGTCGTTTAGGGCGTGGTCGTAGACAGCTAGCTGAAAGGCCGTGTCCGGGAGCTTCGTTCCGGTCTTCAGGTCGCGGACCCGTAGGTGTCCGTCCGGGTATTCAACGACCTGATCAATGAACCCGCGGATCGTGATTCCGTCGAGGTCGAGCGTGAACGGAAGCTCGATGGCCGGCTGACCCTCGATCGGCTCCCAAATCTTCTCGGGGGCCTCAATCGCGTACTCAAAGTACGCTTCGACTTGATCCCGTCCGCGCTCTCTGCGCTTCTTAAGGTCGTTCTCGGGCTTCGTCGTGCCACCGGTAAGCCACCGGGAAACGTCCGGCTCGACGGCCAGGGCCGCCGCGTATTCGCGCTCCCAAGCCTCTTCGAACCATTCGGCCAACTGGTCAGGCCCGTGCGCCCGGTTGGCCTTCTCCCACTTCTCGACAGCCTCATGAAAGGCCGTGCCTTGAATGAACCAAGCGGCTTGATTCTGGGGGGCCTTAGCGATCTTCTCTAGCCTGTACGCCTCACCGCATCGGACGAAGCTCGAATACTGCGATACCGACCGGTGTGCAATCACTCGCCCACCGGGGTCTCAGTGTTCAGGCCGACGTTCTCGATCTCGCCCACGAAGGCCGCCATGGTCACACCGTCGACAAACTTCGGGACGGCAGCATTCGAGAGCTTCACGGTGGCGCCGTTCACGACCAGCTCGACCACGTTCCGGCCCATGCCAGCATCGAAGATCGGGCGAACGGTGATCGGGTGGCCGTCGAGGTCAGCGAACTTCATAGCGGGGGTGTTCTTCGTGGTGTCGAAGGCAGTCATGTTTGGCTCTCTCTTCCAAATACTAGGTTCAGGGCAAAGAGAAGGGGCGCCCGGTCTGGCGCCCCTGTTCTGTCGATATTCGTCTGTTGGCCTAAGTGCTCGGTCATTCGTAGACCCAATACGCCGTGGTGTATTCGTCGTCGTGACCGCATCCGAGGGTTTCACTCGGCCATCCCCTGAGCGGCATCGCGCTCTTGGGGATCAGGCCCCGGCCTACCGCGATGTCCTCGGGCTCAGTGTTGATTCCGCAGCAGGAGAACTGGTATCTGGTCCCATTGCAGAACCGAACTCTGGCGACCGTGAGCACATGCGGTATGTCCCAGAGAATGTCAACGCCCTGGAGATTTCTGCCCGCAGTGTTCAAGTCGATCCCCGTAGAGTGCCCCAGGAGCATCTTCGCAGTCCCCGCCTTCAGCGTCAGTCACACGTCACGCTATGTGTTCGTGTTACTTGAATCTTATAGCTCAATGACCGTTCTCTTACCGTTTCCTCACATCTACCGCATAGCCTTTGCGGAATCGTTACCAGCGCAAAGGAATGATCGTGAGAGGGCTTGTTGCCTATCAGGCAACAAGGCCGGTCATGCGGCGAAGCCGATCGGCCAACGTCTTTCTAGGGATGCCTAGTTCGCGCGACATGGCCGAGATCGACATGTTGTCGGCGCGCATACTGTTGATCTTAGAATTCGTCCATTCTTCGATCAGGACTACGCGGAATCTCTTCGCGGCTCTTCGGTCCTCGGGGGACTGGCCACCCCATACGCCGAACTCTTCATCTTCGCCCAACTCGGCACACTCGGCGCGATTCGGGCAGAAGCCGCACGCCTGCTTAGCGTGCTCAGTCTCGGTCGGATTCTCGGAGAACCAAAAGTCAGGGTTTCCTTCACACGCATTCGTCAAGGGTGCCTCGCATTGCCGGGGGGTGGTTGACCGCTAGGTGACTGGTCACGTCCCCGGCATTTCTTGCCGGTTCCTCCGTGGCCTTCCCTCGCTGACATCTCCATACTCGCCCGACACCCCTGGCGGAGTCAAATACTAGTTTCGGGTATAGCTTCAGGGCAGCAAAAAGGCCGCATCCCCCGCACAGGGAAGCGGCCTCGGCACTGTCTATGTCCCCCCAGACAGCCGCTATGCGGCTAGCGACGGCCCGAGGGATCTTCGATCTTGGGAATGGTTCCAGTGGTGCTCTCTTCTCGGATCAGGCTGTCCCCGTCCTCGGGGCGCCGCTTCGAGTAGTAGAAGCCACCGGTGTTAGAGGCCGGATTCGGGGGCATGGTGCGGTCGTAGCAGACCACAACGTCGGCTTCCTTGATCTCGTTAAGCCACTTGTCGAGCATCCGGGCCTTCACGGCGGGAATCTCGTCTCCCTGCTCACGGCGAGAGTGAAGCCGAAGCATCGTCGCGGGCTTCGCGTGCGCATGCTCGGTCTTCATCTTCCAAGGGATGTACTTCGAGTGATCCGGGCGAACCTTCGTAAGCCCGGCTTCCTGAAGCTTCCAGTACACGGCCCCCTTAGTTACTCCGTACATGGCGCCGATCTCTTCATACGTCTTGCCCTGGGTCCGCAGCTTTCTCAGTACGTCACTCGTCGGGAGTTGGCGAGGGGCCGGCATGGGGGTTGCCTTTCATCCGGTGGCAAGTTTCAAGTCGGCTTGAAGGTACTGGTGTACCTGACAAGGTGTCAATGGGAACCTAGTCAAGAGACCCTCTCGTCTAGGTTCGCAACCTAGTTTACACGCAGTAACTAAGGGGGGTTGTACGCCTTTCGCCAAATGCTAGAAACAGTTACTTCCCCGTGTCGTATACCTGTTCGAATGGGCCGTTCGAAGGCGGTTGACGGGCCCTCTCGAAGGGCCTAGCTTGGGGGTTTAAGCCGCACGTTTCCGCAGGTCAGAAGGCAAATCCTAGTTGTCCTGAAAGCTAGATTCCAAATGCTAGGATCGCTTAGAAGTTGCTGATCAGACCTGCCGTGCGGTAGTCGATCTGGCGCACGAAGGGCGGATTTGGAATGGCTAGGGGAGTTACTCCAAAACTGAGCATCGCGGGAGCGGAGTACGTAGCGCACCGTGAGGCCCAGGCCGGGCACGACCGGCCCCTGTACTACCTGCGGAGCATCTTTCGGCGCTTCGCCGCTCACCTCGGCGACTGTCACGTAAGCACGCTGCGGGGCCACCACATCGAAGACTTCTTCTATGGCAAGGGCGGCTTGCATGAGACGTGCGCGCCGACCACGCTCGCGAACTACCGCGCGGTACTGCGGAGCTTCTTCCGCTTCTGTGAGCGGCGGGAATGGACCCTGCGCACCATGGAACAGCTCACCGAGGGCCTGAAGGAAAAAAACACTCAGGCCAACCGCAACCGGTACCGGATGACCCGCGCCGAGCTTCGGCAGCTTCTCAACGCCGCAGACTTCCCCCGTGACCGGGCCTTGATCGCGTTCATAGCGAACACCGGGCTTCGCATCTCCGAGGCCGTCGAGATGCGCGTTCGAGACGTGGCCTTCAACAAGGGTGAGCTTTACGTGTACCTCCCGAAGACGAAGGAAGAAGTGACCATTCCCCTGTCACTCGACCTAGAGCGGGAGCTTCGCGCGTGGCTCACGCACTACACGGAAGCCGTAGGCGACCTGAAGCGGACTCACTACCTCTTCCCTGTATGCCTCCGGCACACGTTCATGCCGGGGCATGCGCAGCAGCCGTACCAGGAAAGGCGCCTGAACCCCGAAGGGCGCCTAGGCCACCCTCACGTCATCATCAAAGACGTTGCCGTGAAGGCCGGCATCGAGCTTGACCCTGGGGACGCGTGGCACACGTTGCGCCGGTCCTTCGCTCGCATCCTGTACGAAGACGCACGCGAGCACGGCCACGACAACGCCCTTCGGATCGTTCAGGCCGCCCTGAACCACAAGGAAGTAAGCACGACGGAGCGCTACCTAGGTTTGGACATCGAGCGGCAGAGGTACGCGGATATGATCAAGGGGAAGCCGTTCCTTACGGCCGATGAAGAGAGCGGAAAGATCATCCCGCTTGACGAGAGGAGGGCGGGCCGTGGCTAAGGAAGTGATCTCCCGGTGCGACGTGTGCGGCACGAACGAAGAGGTCGAAGAGTTCAAGATCGAACGCAAGGGCGTCGCGAAGTTGGTTGACCTGTGCGTCGAGCACGGGAAGCCCGTGGTCGAGGTCTTCGAGCTTGGAACGACCGGCACGAAGGTTCCCGCGCGCCGGGGCCGTCCTTCAAGTCACTCGGTCGTGCCCATCGAGGATTGGAAGCCGGACGGCGACCAGTAGGCCCAACACAGAACCCCCCGGCCCTGAAGGGCGCGGGGGGTTTCTTGTTACCAGAGTCCTTCCGGACCGACGTTCTCGGCGTGAACCTCTCTGTCAATCGGCATGATCACGCCCCTGAAGGTGGGGCCTATCTTGATCAGGATTGGCTCTCTCGCGTTGAAGACGCACATGTCTAGGCAGCGTTCTAGGTTGGCTCCCGAACCTTCGAGCTTGACCTTCGGGGCCTTCACCTTCGAGAACCGAGCCAGTAGGGCAGCGTCAAACGCGACCAGCTCGGGCAGGGCCAGGGGCCGCCCTTCGAGGCGTGTAAACAGGTCGTCGATGAAGTCCCAGACAGGTTCGGCCGTGGCCGAGAGATCCTGTCCGGCCGTAGGGGTGTCGTTGTTGCCAGGGCGGAACACCAGGCCATCCGCGGGCTTCACTTCGAGCCTGCCGAAGCCCTTCTTATCCTTCCTGCCTGCCGTGTCGAGGTCGGCCAACACCGACCGGTCAACGTGGACCGTAAGGCCCCCAGGGGGGCCTTCGTAGTCCTCTACAGGGGCCGAATCCTGGCCGATGGCGTACCCGTCCGTTCCCGTGGCCCGTAGGCCGGCGGGGCCGAGCTGAAGCCGTGCGGTCTTCACCATGGATCGCGCCGGAAGGAAGGCCAGGGCGTTATACGCAATCCTGGCCATCTCTTCGCTAGGCAGCGTCACCGACGCTTGCAACGTCTCTCCTTTCAAGCTCCCCGAGTAGGTGAGCGAAGGCGTGGAAGGCTTGTTGTGGAACAACTCCGTCGCCAATGGCCTTCAATTGCTGGCCTCGGTTGAGACCTTCAACCTTCGTGATCCATCCGGGGACGATCCCCATAAGCCACTCGGCGAACCGAGGGGCCAGGCGAAGGCCGCCACGCGGCCCGTACTCGACCGGAACGGGCGCCGGTTGCCCGGTGAGCACTTCCCAACGCCGTACGGCAGGGGCGAAGTCTCCCCACCATTCCGAGGGGCTGAAATCTCCGTCGTAGTCGCCCCCAGGGTCGACGTTCAGGAGAAAGCACACTTCGTCTTCGAGGGTCGGCCCGTGGCCGCCCTCTTTCCGCTTCGTCGGATGCTGCGGAGCGCCATTGCGGCCGAGATTGGCTGTAGGGGTCTTGAGTAGCTTCTCGGTCTTGTCTCGGGGCCATAGTCGAGCCATGGCGGTTACGAGATCGTCGCCACCGGCCCCAGGGCGGGCCGCTTTCGCGTAGTCCGGTCCCCGGCGGCCATCAGCGGCCGTCGGAGTCGGAAGGTGCCGCAACGAGAAACCACCTATCGCGGTGGTGGGGGGCTCCAGCGGCGGACGCTCGATAACACGTCCATTGCGCGTCATACCCGCACGCGGCCAGGTCCCCGAGTACGCGGGAGAGTCCTCGGCCTCGGATAGCGGAGACGTTTTCCAGGAAGACGAGCTTCGGTCGAAGAACGCGAACGGCTTCGGCAACGTTCGCCCAGATTCCCGAGCGCGACCCTTCGATACCAACCCGTTTCCCCGCATTCGAAATGTCCTGGCACGGAAAACCGGCCGTGATGATGTCTACGCCCTCGGCTTCGAGGGCGGCCCAATCGATCTGAGTGATATCGCCGAGGTTCGGCACCCCAGGGAATCGGCGTTCAAGGATCAGGGTCTTATTAGGGTCGTTGTCGGCTACCCATACAACGCGACCCCCCGTTAGAGCCTCTACGGCCATCCCGAGCCCGCCATAACCGGCGCACAACTCCAGAATCCGGGGGGCCGTAGAAGGCCACTTACTCACAGTCGTTCTCGGCCTCTCCGAAGAGGTCCCGAAGGATTCGCTCTCTTTCCTCGGCGGGAAGCTTGTCTAGCTCGACAGGCTCATTCGCCACGGTGTTTCCCCTTCTTAGGGCGGTCCAGATAGACCGAAATCGCGAAGACAAGCAGATTCAGAACCCCAATGGCGCACATCACGTAAAGGATGGTCGCCTGAGCGGTCGGATTCACGAATCGGCCTTTCCGTAGTTCACGGCGTACTGATAGGCCGAGAACCCGTTCCGCATTCGGTAGGCGGCCTGGTGAAGCTCCCGCTTTCCCTTACTGGCCGCAACGTGAAGTTGCGCCACGGCGGTTTCGTAGTGGGGAAGGCCCTCAAAGGGGCCGATCATCTGAAGAGCCTTGACCAGAGTCACCTAGGACACCTTTCCAAATACTAGTTTCGAACCTGAGCAATACGGGCCATGGCCGAAGCGGCATTACCCTTCTTCAGGCCCTTCGGGGCCGGGGTCGTGGTGCTGTAGCGGAGAATTCCCCCACCGGTATCCACTCGGCCGGCGAAGTCCCACTTGAAGGAAGGGGCCCGATCCTCGGGGCCGTTCTCGACGTACCGATTCGTATTGGCAACAGTCTTCGGGTGAAGGAACACGGAGCCTCTTTCCTGGGCGGTTTAAACAGGCTTTCCGGCCCCCCTCGGGGCCGTCCCTGCTGACATTCCAAATGCTAGGTTCCCTGCCCTGGCGGTTGCAAGGTTGCCCAGCTCAGGGGCCCCGTTGTGGGCCCTCGGCCAAGTCAACAGGTCTACCCCTGTCACTAGGGGGTAAGGGGGTCCGGTTGAGTGAGCGGAGCGAGCGAGACCGGGGGGATCGGGGGGGCAGAGCTATAGAGCTACTGCGAACGAAAGAGAGCAGTAGCAGAGGGACGCCCCTCTCAGGGCGTCCTATATAGAAGGGCTCTTTCTACAGCCGAGGCGTAACAGCCTCGGCCTTCTAACAGTTCTATAGCTAATGAAGGGGGCACCCCCTAGAAGGGGGGCCCTATCCCATGCCCTACACAATGTGCCCCAGGCACAAGAAGCTATACCCCCTAGGCACAGCATGTGCCCTATGTACTACAGCCACAGCAACACCACGCAGGCATAAGAGCAAGAACACGCGCACGCGTGGACGCTATGACTACCAATGGCAGAAGGTAAGAGCTGAAGCTATAAGGCTTCAGCCCTACTGCCTATTCTGTGGTAGCACACAAGACCTAACCGGTGATCACATCCTTCCCCTTAAGGAAGGAGGCACGAACGTACTCGATAACGTTCGTGTTCTCTGTCGCTCATGCAACACACGAAGAGAGAATGATTATCGAAAAGGGAAAAGGTATTAGCACTACTCCCCATCACACCGAGCCATAAGGCTCGACCCCCTAAGACTCCCCAGAGGATCAGCCACGCGCCGTTAGGCGCATTAGGGCCACCCCTGGGGCCCAAGCGATCCGAGAACACACCAGATCAAGCACTGTCAAGCAATCTGGCTCAGACTCTCAGGATTTTTTAGGGGAAGGGGGGTCCGAAAGGATTTGGGAAGCCTTCCCCGCACCCGCCGCCTTCCCTCGGAAGGAGTGCGCGCGAAAGTCGCTGAGTTCGTGGGATTCCGGCTAAGGCCGGATGACGGAGCATGCAACCGCCTAGGCCCGTATCTGTGCGGATCTCTCCGCACGGAAATCAGAATTGTTTCCCAGGAAGGGGAATCAGACCCGAAAGGTATCCGTCATGGTCATGGGCCGCCCACCGAAGCCAACTGCGGTCAAGGTTCTCGAAGGGAATCCTGGCCGACGCGCCATAAATGGCGCTGAACCGGAGCCTACTCGGGGTGCCCCTAGGCCCCCCGCTGATCTTCAGGGCGAAGCGTTGGCCGAATGGGGCCGTGTCGTCCCCGAGCTTGACGCCCTGGGGCTTCTTACGAAGGTCGACAGGGCCTATCTGGTGGCCTACT